CATCAACTGCGATAGTAGTATTACCTATTGCGTTTGTTGTTGAAGTTGAAGCTACTTTAGCTGTTGATATTTGTTCAAAAGCTGTTGCACTTGGACAAATAGATACTTGTAAACTATTTCCGTGTGTTCCAGCAGTTCTAGCAGCAAACGTTCCTACGACTCCTTGACCTGTAGAATAATTGTTTTGGTAGTCATCAGTATTTTTTACTAACACGCTTGAACCTGCACTGTTAGCATTTGCTAATGACGTATTTTGGGCTCGTACTACTCTCAAAGCATTACTATATTGTAAGAAGTTAGCCGCTGTGAAAAAATACTCAAAGTTAGTTGAGTCAGGTTTTCCAAACGTATCTACTAATTCTTGTTCACTAGAGATTGAAACAATCTCATCAACAGGACCTTTACCAAATGAACCTGCAACTGCACCAATACTTGTTGATACTGCTGGGATTATATTAGTTAAGTCTCTTTCTTGTACGAGAACACCAGGTGATACTTGAAATGCCATAGGTTAATTCTCCTCTTTAATTAGCTAATTTATTGTTAATTTCAAAATTCATAAGTTTTCTTATGTCCATAGTCAAACTTTTTATCATTGTAGATATTTATAATAACCCAAAAGTAGAGATTATTGTCCTTTTCTTGTCACAGGAAACCATCGTGTCCCATATTCATCTATTGTTTCTTCATGTTCAGGATCACTGTTTATACCATCATCTACAAAACCAAAAGGTGCCATGTCTTGTTCTATTAATTTTTCCTGTTCCATGTACATTTGACTTCGTATATTTGAGTCGGATAACTCTTTAAAGTATGGTTGATTTGATAACCATCCAAACATAACTAGACACATAACTAAATCGTCATTTGTACCTTCTTCTGCCTGCCAACTATTACCTCTACGAGAAAATGTTGACATTTCTTCAATTATGTTAAAGTCATTGATTATTAGTTTATCACCCTCCATAAGCGTCTTAAAATTCGCACAACCGACCTTTTTTATCTGCTTTGTCATTCTAATACCTAGTGATGTACCTCTACCTGAAAACATCGCTCCAAGTATTTGACCAGCTCTACCCTTTTGAGTAGTCATCAATATATTAGGATATTCTAACTCATAGTGCATCGCCTCTGATATAGCTTGACCTAAATCATTGACTTCAACTAATACATGCGCTTCATTATACGCCTTACAAGTTTGTGCCACTATATTTGGAAAGACAAATGGTTTAACTTCATTATTTTTATAAGTCGCCACTATTTCATAGTTTATTTTATCACCTATTTTTGTAACGTCAAATATTATAAACGCAGAGTAGTCTTTGTTTGTTCCTCTGGCTACGTCAACTGTACAAACATAAAGTCTATCTTTGTCAGGTCTCTTAAACATACGCAGTCCACCTTTAGATTGTAATGGGTCTATGTAAACTGTATTCTTTATTTTTGCTGGTGAGATAAGCGTATCTACACTACCTAAAAACTCACACTCAAACTCTTGCGAAAACTGTTCTTCACTCGTATTTCTAATTGTATCTTCTTTCCACTTTTGATCTCTACCAGGCACTTCTGACCAATGTACTTCAACTGGTATATAATCATTTTTCTTATTAGTCGCATCTGTCCATATTTTATAAAACTGATTCATACCGTGAGGTGTAGATACTATAATTAATTTTGTTTTTGTACCAGAAGATATTGTAGGATAAACTGAACTGAAAAACATATCAGATATATTCGCTGGTACGAAAGCAAACTCATCTAAAAATATTATATTATAAGAACCACCCCGAATGGCTGATGATGAAGTTGCCGCTGCGACTATGGTTGATTTGTTTTCTAATTCTATATTACCTTTGTTCCAATTAATGATACCTTGTTGTAACCATTTAGGCAAGTTTTCATAAGCAAGTTGTAATCTACTTAATATATCTCTTGCAGTAGATGATTTGTTAGCAAGTATTGCTATGTTAGAGTTTGGATTAAACAGAGCATAATGTAAAAGATAAGAAATTGTAGTTGTAGATTTACCTGACTGTCTAGGTAGTTTACAAATGGTAAATCTATTATCGTGTATTACTTGTACAATCTTTTTTTGAAAGTCATACATTTTAAATGATACAAGACCTTCATCAAGCGATACGATACGAACATAGCTTTCCATAAAATATAATGGATCAGCAGCACACTTTTGATATTCTAATATTTGTTCTTTAGTAAACTCTTGTGGTGTGTTTACTTTTTTTAGATTTGGGTTTCCTAAATATGCATTATCGCTCATCTTTAACTTTCTTATTAAATGAATACCATCCTGTTACAATATACTTTTCTTTTGTTTTACTAATTTGACCTCTATGTGTATGAGTCCAATCAGTAGGCCATATTAATGTTAAACCTTTTTTAGCTGGCGATGTTAATTTTTGATGATAAAATTCAGTACCACCATCTTCAACATCATTTAAATAAGTCATAAAAACTAAATGTCTAAAACAGCTTCCACTTCCTTGTCTCTCACAATGCCATATCTTAAAACCTTGACCAGGTTTATAATGTTGAATATTATAATCTTGGTGTATGTCATAATACTGAACCTCATTAGCCCATTCATATTTTTTAACATAATTATCTAGGCACTCTTGTAAATGTAATTTATAATCATAAAAAGGAAAAAAACTCATATCATTTGGTATGCGAATTTCCTGACAATCTTTTTTTTCAGTATCTAGTGTTAAAGGTAATTGTGCACCAACTTTACCTTTATAAGCTATTTCTTTATTCTTTTCATAAAAGTCCAATAAATCATCACACACTTTATCTGGCATGTACCAACCACCTATAAAACTTTCATATGGAAAATTATGTTCTTTCATAAACTATTGCCTCTATGTGAGTATAACCTAATTGAACAGCTCGTGTTACCCTTTGTCCACCTATATGAACACTATATAATTTTTCAGTATAAGGCTTACCACCTACACCCATTCTTGGAGTTTTACTTATTTTATGTTTAAATACTTCAATAGGTTTTTCCATAATATCATTTATCTTATCTACACCTTGATTTAGCGGAACATTATTTTTAATATAATGTTGATTAAAAGTTAGATCACTAATCTTTAGTATCTGTTTTTTCGGGTGTGATATTCTTGCCTTCAAAGTTTTCATTTTCTTTTTTACGCTCTACATTTGTCTCAACAGATTTTTTATTTAACATCTTTTGTAATTCAGCTGTTGATCCTACAAACAATGCGTTTTTTATATTGGCATTTGCTGTTTTAGGTAACTCTTTTAAGTCTTTAAGTTTTTTTTGTAAGTCTTGTAGTTTATCTACTGTTTGTCCTACTTGTCCTATTAGTTGACCAGCGACTTCGTAAGCTCTAGGGTGTTGTCCTTCTCTCGCAATATCCAGTATACCTTCAATTGCTTCTTGTCCTCTTTCAATAAGATTATAATAATTTTCTCTACTATATTTGTAGTCGTTATCTACGTCAGCTTTCTTATCATCTTCTTTACGAGGAACTGCTGGTTTAAATTCTTGCTTAACTATTTCTTTGGTAGGCTCAGGTTTATCAATACCTAATATCTCGTTTACCTTTTCTTCTAATTTACTCATACAACTATTTATGAGTCTATTTTTTTACCTTTAAACCAGTCAGGTAAACCTAAATGTGGTCTTTGGTCAAATATATTATCATCTGCTCCAGGAGAAAATTGATTATTATAATGTAAAAAAACTTGAGCACAGTCTTGTCCAATAAATGGCTCACGCCAATGTTCAAGTATCATACCTTTGTAAACTAACATATCACCTGGTTTTAATATTACCTTAGTTCCTTTATTATCTGTTTTAGCAGGAAAACCCTCGTCAGGTAATCCAACATTTTTCTTGTTCTCTAAATAGATTGGCCATTCATCACCACCTAAATTCATTGTTGTTGAAATCTCGCAACTAAATCTATCTTTATGTCTATGTAATACATCACCCATTTTATAGATACGAGCATATGAATAAGTAGGATTTAATCTTAAACCTGTAAGTTTTTCCATTTTAGGTTGACACATTAATAATAAAGTTTCCATTGCTATATCAGCATAATGTGAATATGTATTAGGAACTTGTTGATCTTTCCAAGTGCCATTTTCTTCATTATATGGATTGGTATATCTAAATGAATTATAAGTTTGTGCTACTTGTCTTTTCATTAAAAAATAATTATACACAAAGTTGGCAACTTTAGGATCAATTGCTTCTTTAATAACTAAAAAATGATTTTTCTTAAATTTTGCTTTACTCATTTATTACCTACTATGTTATTTCTTACTGCCTGTAAATTAAAATGAATAAATCTAAAATCATCTACACCCATATCAACAGCAAATTCATGTGGTACATACGCAGGAAAAAATACTAACATACCAGGTTTTGGTCTATAATGTATTTGATCTGACATTGGTGATACTTTAGTACCATCTTTTTGAGGTAACTTTGTCATCATTGCTCCAGCTCTTGGATCATGCATGACAGGAAAAGATGTTTTGT